AGGAAGGAGAGTGTAGCATCTATGTCTAGCCTCTTCGGTACTATACATGATGGTCGCTACCAAGACAACGGTCTAATCGAACTACCAAGCAACGAAGGCTCTGAGGGACTCAAGTCTCTTGTACAGCAACTCATTACCTGGAAGCCAGATACTAAGAACCCAACTGACTGCGTGATGGCTTTATGGTTTGCCATCATCCGCATACGTGAGTTGATGCAGCAAGGTAGCAAAGTAGGTCAGTACCAAAATAATCGATGGGCAACTAGATACCAGAAGCAAGGCAGAATGTCATTGAACCTAGATGAAGCATTCGCTGAGCAATGGCAAGAAACTTACAGTTAGGATAACAGATGGCAAAGTCAGCAGATGAAGCAAGAGCAAGTGCTTCTAAAAAGAAATCAACCTACGGTGGTTCTCCAAAAGATACATCAGTTAACTTTGGGACAAACAAGTTTAATCTGACAACTGCTCAGAAAAATGAACTTAACCGAATTGCACGAAAGATTGACAAAGAAGGAATCTCTCGTGTCACACTACGTGGGCACGCTGATTCTCGTGGTGGAGTTGATAACATGACTTTATCAAAGAATCGTGCTAAAGCTACAGCAGAATATCTAAAATCAAAAGTAAAGAACTCTGATGTAAAGTTTACTGTTACAGCAGCAAGCACTAAAGAACCAGTTGCTTCTAATAAAACAGTCAAGGGAATGTCAGCTAATCGAAGAGTAGATATTGTTCTTCCGACTAAACCAAAATCTATGAAAATGGACAAGCCTTCAAACAAGCCAACTGGTTCAGGTGCGTCAGCATTTACTGGCGGAGCCCTCGGCGGCGGCGGCGGAAATCTTGGAAGAAGATAATTTTTTTAAAACTACGTTAGGATAACAATGGCATTATCAATGGAACAAGTTGCGGCAAGAGTCGAGAACCTTCGCTTCCGCAACGCTGAACGCGACGGGCGCAACCTCGACGTTCTTGCAGTTCGCAAGGGACAGATTGCATCTGTATATCCTGACTTCTTTCCAGATGGCGTAGATGCTAACGTAGTTGCTAACTTTATCGACATTGTCGCACGCGACTTGTCTGAGGTTATGGCACCACTGCCTGCGGTTAACTGCTCAGCTGCCAACTCTGTTTCAGATAGAGCACGTCAATTTGCTGACAAGCGTACACGTATTGCTTCTAATTATTTTGCTCATGCTGACCTAGCAGTACAGATGTACCAAGGTGCAGACTGGTACCTAACATATGGTTTCCTCCCATTCTTTATTGAATTGGATGAGGAAGCAAAGTTGCCGCGCATCCGCCTAGAAAACCCTGTGGGTGCTTACCCAGAATTCGACCGCTACGGACGCTGCATTGCCTTTGCAAAACGCTACATGATGTCTCTAGCAGAACTAGTCGCATTGTTCCCTGAGTATGAATACTCCTTGTTAGGTGGCGCAAGCTACAAGCAAGACTTGAATGCTCAAGTTGAAATGATTCGCTACTTTGATAAAGACCAATCAATTATCTACATTCCTACAAAGGATAACTTAGTACTATCACGTGCTAAGAATCCATTGGGTAAGATGATGGTTATAGTAGCACGTAAGCCATCCATTGATGATGAACTACGCGGACAGTTCGACGACATCCTAGGTATCCAGTTGCTTCGCAATCGCTTTGCGTTGCTCGCAATGGAAGCTGCAGAGAAATCTGTACAGGCTCCAATTGTACTTCCACAAGATGTACAGGAATTGCAACTCGGTGGTGACGCTGTTATTCGTACAGCTAACCCAGCAGGCGTTCGCCGTGTAGAACTTAATATTCCAGCAGGTGCGTTCACTGAACAGAACTTACTTAATGCAGAACTGCGCGTGGGTGCACGTTACCCTGAATCACGTACAGGAAATATCAGCGCATCAGTTGTTACTGGTCAAGGCGTACAGGCTCTTATGGGAGCCTTTGATACACAGGTCAAGTCAGCTCAGGCAATCTTTGCTTCTGCGCTTCGTGATGTAATTAGCATCTGCTTTGAAGTTGATGAATTGATTTTCCCAGAAGAAAAAACTATTCGTGGTGTTGACTCAGGTTCACCATATGAAATTACATATAATCCTAAGAAGGACATCAAGGGCGACTATTCAGCTGATGTTCGTTATGGTATGTTGGCTGGTCTTAACCCAGCACAGGGACTTATCTTTATGCTACAAGCACTTGGTGGTGGACTCATCTCCAAGGATATGGCAATGCGTGAACTACCATTTACAGTTAACGTAACCCAAGAATTAGAAAAGATTGAAATCGAGAATATGCGTCAGTCATTACTCGGTTCCATTACTGCACTCTCTCAAGCGATACCGCAGATGGCTATGCAAGGCCAGGACGCTTCTGAAGTTGTGCGACAGATTGCGGCTGTCATTAAGGCACGCCAAAAGGGACAGGCACTAGAGGACGTCATTGAAGAAGTCTTTACGCCACAGCCGCAACCAGTTCCTCCTGCTGGGGCCCAAGAAGCGGTTGAGCAACCGTCCCCTGTTCCCGCTGGCGCTCCAGCAGGAGGCGCTACACCTGAGATTGCCGCAGCCCCACCAGACATTATGAGCCTGTTATCAGGTATCACGGGTGGTGGAACACCGACAGCAAGCGTTCGTTCAACGCGACGCCTATAAACTAGGAGGGGACAATGACTACGATTATCGGCGTACAGCACGAAGATAAATGTGTAATCGTAACCGATAGTCGCATTGCCGCAGGCGGTAAAGTTTATACACACGAATCTATGGTAAAGGCAGTTGAACGTGGAAGTTATATTATTAGTGGTGCTGGTAACTATCGTGCTTTGCAAGTGGTACTCCATGGGTGGACGCCTCCACTAGTCACAGTCAAGGCTAAAGCAAACTTATACGAGTTTGCAATTAACAAAGTAGTGCCATCAATTAAAGCGGCATTAACTGAAGCAGGCGTAGAGTTTAATAAAACATCAGATGATGACGATGATAAGTTTGAACTAAGTTTGCTTATAGCAATTAATGGAACTATCTTCGAGATAGATTCTGATTTTGCAGTAGGAATGAACAGTACAAATTTTTATGGTATTGGTTCTGGTGGAGATTTTGCAGTTGGTGCACTTCATGCAGGAACTACAATGCTAGATGCAATGCGAATTGCAGCACTTAATAATAACGAGACGGCTCCGCCGTTTCATATCTTTGAGCAATTTACTAAGTAGGAGGAAACATGGCTGTAGAAAAACGTGGAGGTCCAAATGGTGGCCCACAATATAATCAAGCTAATGTTAAGCCTATGGGTGGCAATGGACAGAGCGGACGTATGGACCTAAATTATTCTGGTTTGCCTTATGGACAAAATAAAGCTACTAATGAACAGCGTGCTGCTGCTCCGACTAAAGCTCCATCATTTAATGCTGGTTCGGCTCGCATGGGTGAATTTCGTTCAATGAATCCAGTTACTCCTATTACAGCAGAAACAATGGACCCAAACGACCCAATTACTAATGGCGTCCCAGTTGGCCCTGGTGCAAATTCAATTCCTGGACTTCCTTCTGGTCCAACAGAAGACCCAGATATTAATATGATTCGTGATTACTACCCAATGCTCGAGTTCTGGGCTAGTCAGCCAGGCACCTCACAGGCTACTAAAGACTATGTACAGTACTTAAGGACAATTATTTAATGAATCTTTGGGAGTATATTGGCAAGACGCAGAAGGTATTTAAAGATACCCCTGCTGCGCAAATTACATCACCTAACAGTACTAGAATTCCTTTTAGCACTGCATTCGATATCGCATCTAATCTGCCTCAAAATCCTGGTGGATGGGACAATGATGACCTAGAAAAGGTACGTCAAGTTGCACTTAACACTGTGTCCAAGGCTAACCCAGCACTTGTTGGTGGAACAGTAGGGTTTCTTGTTGGAGGACCATTAGGTGCTGGAATAGGCGCTGGCTCAGGTCTTGCAATTCAGCAGATTGATGAAGCAACTGATGGTGGAGCGACTAAAGTTTTACAAGCAAGCCAAAAAAACTTTCGTTCTAACTATGCATTTTTACGTAGTGTAGCTGATGAAAATGCAGCAATGGGTCTACTTGCAAGCCTTGGCTTTGTAGCAGGAGGAATTGCTGGTGGTCTTGGAGGCTTTGCTCTAGGTGGTCCAGCGGGAGCATTCGTTGGAGCAACAGCTGGAGCAGCTCTTGCGGGTAAAGGTTTACGAGATACTTTTGAAACTGACCTAGGCGCAAATATTTCAAAAACTTTAAACAAGTCTGCAAAGTTTTCTGAGTCAGATGTAGGTCAAGAACGTTATAACCTTGGCCGCGATGTAGTTCATACTGCTGCACAGATTACTGGAAACCAAACTCTTGGTGATACAAGTAAGGGTATCGGAGCTATCTCCTCTGGTCTTGTTAACTTTGTTGCAGAATTAGGTTTAGGCCTAGATGTTGCAGCAGCCAAGGGCGCAGGTCTTGCTGCTAGAGGTACACTTGTAAGACCAATTGTTGAGCCTTTAACACCATTCCAGAAAAAGATTTACGGAAAAGGTGAAGCAGAGCGCGTCGGCGCACGTCTAGCTGCAGATGTCGATTTAATTAAGCGTACAGTTGCTGGTGAGGTTACACCTTACACAGAGGTTTTTAAACTTATTCGTGAAAATGATGCAGCAATAATTGGAAACCGTGCAGGGTTTGACAGTGCAAGTGGAAAACTTGCAGCTTCTCTTATGGCTAGAGAGTCGGATGAGACAATTGGTTTGATACTTCGCGTTGGGCGTGGAGACCCAGACGCAGTAGCTGAACTTGCTGCATTGCGTGCTGATAAATTTGCAGAGTGGACACGTTTGGATGATGCATCGGCCTACGTAAACAACAACGGTTTATTTTCATTGCAATTTAAAGGTCAAACTCTAGTACTTTCTAAGCGTTTTAAAAACAATGTTGCTCTTTTAGATGCAGAAGTTGAAGCATTGAGAAAAGAAGTTGGCTGGCTGGACGATGCTTTAAGCATTCAAGGTGACCTTGCGAATAGAACCGTGTCTAAATGGGCAGTGGTTGAAAAAGTACGCAATGACTTCGCTAAGGAAAACGCTAGCAGAAAACTTTCTCTCGGCGATGATGCTCAAATGGAGACGGGATTAGGTAAAACATACCAGTGGTTCTATCAGAAGAGCCCGTTGTCACGTCCTATTCGTGGTTTGGACCGATTGACAGATGATGCTCCACGTCAACTAATCAATTACAATGAGCCATTTGCTGCAGGCATTAGAATGCAAACAAGTCTTCGTTCTGCTGAAAAGTATGGCGCTTCAATTCCTCAGGAAAATGCACGTATCATTAATAACTGGATGAATGCTAGAACAGAAAATGAAAAGACTGCAGTCATCGACAATTATGTAGATACTGGTATGAAGTTAATGGCCAACAAGTACAACGTTGGCGTAGACATTATTCAGTTTGCTATTGATAAGTACAACGCAACTCACAAGCGTTTTAGAGATGAAGCTATTAAAGCACGTGAATTAAAGCACGGCTATATGAATGACCCTAACGACCTTGACGGCCCACTAATTGAAGATGCTCAGCTTATCACTCAGCTTGCCAACGGCGCAATACTTCCCGACTGGAAGTTTATAGATAGCGTAATGAAAGACTTTGCAAAGCGTAATGGTGATACAACTAAGATTATTCGCAATAAAGAAAGTGCAATGTGGCTGGCTGATGAGTTCAATAGCGCATGGCGTACGGGCACTTTGTTGCGTCTTGGTTATCCAATCAACGTAATCAAAGACTCCTATATCCGCGCATGGGGCGATGGTGCAATGATTGGCATGATGAAATATCTTGCTCAAGACATAATTGATTCAATCTCGTCTAGTACAAATACTGTAAATCGAGTTAATCGTTGGGCTTTATCTACAGCTAATCCTAATTATAATATGAAGAAGATTAGAAAAGAACTTTCTAGTCGTCAATTAGTTCTTAATGAGTATGACAAGTCTCTTCTTAAAGCAAAGTATGACGTCAATAATCCACCAAAAACTGTACCAGTCGATTTGATTCCAGATGTTCAGCGCCGTAATGACGTTGCTAATACTATAGCAGCTCTTAGAGCGCAAGAACAACGACTTGTATCTGGCATAAAGATTAAACCAGTAAAAGACCGTAAGGTCACAGTTGGTGGAGAAGAATTTGAAAGCGCATTTGGTGGGCGTTTTGGTTCTATCTTCAAGCAGAAGATTGACCAAAGAGATGACCTACGTGCAGCGGTAGCTGGCGTACGTGAATTACAGGTTGATATCTCACGCCGCGGTAGAAGCGGTGCAGCATCCATTTTGCCTACAGATGAAGTACGTCACATGCAGTCTTGGGTACAAATTCTAAATGACAAGCTACGTTTCGACCCAGTAGCAGAACTCATTATGAAGGGCGCATCAAAGAAGGCTGTACTTGAGTGGTTCCGCAAGGGTTCACCAGAAGCAGTCGCCTATCTTGATAGATTCTCAAGTAATTTAAAAGATGCACCAGTTGCATATGCCCGTACAAAAGCAATGGTTGACATGTATGCTCCATCTCAAGCTTTAAGAGATTTAGTTGTTAATGACAAGTTGAATCTTTTAGAACTAAAGAAGTTGTATCCAGACATTCAAACACGTCCACCTGTTTTTACTGACTTAGTAGAAGATATGACTGGAAACAGCGCGATATCAAGAAACTACCGTGAAGCAGGCAAGGATTTGGTTGTTTGGCTTGCAACAAAGCCAACAGCCTTCCTCGCATTCAACCCTTACTTTAAAGCCAAGTATGAGCAATCGTTACAGACTCAGATTTGGCTGGCTAATTCTACTGGAGTAAAGCTTACATTAAAGAAGAAGGATGAGTTTGAAGCCAAGGCTCGCAACTTTGCTCTTCGTGAATACCAAGAAAAGCTGAATTCATTCCACCGAGATATGAATTATTCTGGTTGGATAAACTATGTCTTTGCATTCTTCCCTGCAGTTGTTGAACAGTTCCGTGCATATGCGCGTATTACTATGGAAAACCCAGACTTTATTGTTAAGAAGATGGCAATTTCTAGCATACCTGAACGCATGGGTGAGGTAGAAGAAGACTCTGCTGGCAATAAGTATGTTCCAGTAATGCTTGGTTTTCTTGGTCTAGAGTCACGCCTTCCAATAGAATGGTTTAACCCAGATAACCCAACTGGTGGTAACATTCTTTCTGTATCGCCTTTGGGTGCTGCTTTGATTAATGAATATGCTAAGCGTACACAAACAGAAAACTTCTTTACTGAAGCATTGCTACCATTTGGCGTACAGCGCAACTCTCTTAACGCACTGACTGTCAATACAGGCCGTCGTTTATATCAGATATGGCAGGCTGGCGTATTAGAAAATGGAGAGCAATTTAACAAAGATGTTGATATGTTCCGCCAACAGATTGCTGCTGAATACGTCAAAGAGACTGGCAACAAACCGTCTACGAAAAAATATGAGCAACAGTTTGAAGAAGCTAAAAAACGTGCGTTCTATCTATCGGTAATACGCTTAATAAGTGCTGGCACCTTGCCAGTTCAAGGCCGTTTAGTAACATCGGTTACTGGTTATGTTGATATCTTTAACAAGTACCAGGATAAGTTCGGAGCACAAGCTGCCGAAATGTTCTCTATGGACTATCCAGATGCTTGGCTATTTATGGACAGGCTATCTGATTCTACATCAGGTATCAACGCAGATAGAACATCTGCTGCTTTAGTAACTAAAAACATGCCATCTATTCAAAAGATTGTCTCTGGTATTGGTGTTGAAAACCTTACAGTTTTAGGCGCAATCTTTAATGATGATGATTACGCATTCTCTAGTGCGGCACAAGCAGCACTTCAGGACACAAGAATACCAGGAGCTGGTAATAAAAAGTTCCGCGATGTTTCTGATGCATTTGAAAATGGCCGCAATGTATTTGTAAGTAAGGGTTGGAAAGATTACTTTACTATAGAGCAAGTACTTAAAGACGAATTCGCTCGTGTTACTCCAGCAATTAACCCTTACAAGGGGTATGGTGCTGCAGTTATAAAGCAATACAAAGAGGCGTTTGTTAATGCAGCTAAAAAAGATAACAACATTTGGTGGCAAGAGTACAATGCTCAGTCAGCTGGAGGAGCAGGAAGCCGCCAGGCTGACACTGTAACTGCACTGACTATTGCACTTAATGATGAAAAGCTTGGACCATTGCTACTAAAGCAACCTAAGTTTCACGCAGTAGCAGACTACTTGAACTACCGCAGGTACGTAAATTCAATGCTTAAGAGAATGAATACTACATTTGATTCTCAAAGAGCAACACAATTTAGAACACAAGTTATGTTAGAAGTTGCAGAACTTAGAGCATCAGATATAAACTTTGATAAGTTATATATAAGATACTTTGAGAATGACAAGTTCGACTTCGTATACGAGGAGCCAGGAGACTAATATGGCCAAGACATTCTTTGAGGCAGTGGAGGCTACACGGCCTCCTCTCATACCACCATCTTCCACTTCTTCGTTCGATGCTAAAAGAACTCGACAAATTCTTGAAAGCAAAGGTGTAAAATTAAATGAACCAGATGGTACCACAATTGGTGCTGGTGATTCACTATTCGATTCATTCAACGAGTCACAAAAGCGACAAGTCCAAAAGATTATGACCAAGCTTGGATATAAAGCTCAGGGAATTAATGAGTTAAAGACTTTGCTTGCTACATGGTATCCTACAATCTACGACTCTGCAACAAACTTTTCTCAGTTATACACTAGCCTAGCATCAGACTTACTGGTTAGTGATATTGACAAAAACAAGAAAGAGGCTTTGCCTCAGCGTGCTATTGGTTCATACGACCCGACTGCAATTAAGAGCTGGATTGATGGTATCTATTTAAACACACTTGGTCGTGCAGCTACAAAGGAAGAGCTTGACACACGCTTTGAAGAGGTAAAGCCATTACTTGAGTATGGCACTTTGACAACTTCAAAGAAAGAAATCAATGAAGCTACAGGGCAGACTGAACTTGTTACTCGCAGCGAAAAGGGCTTTGACCAAGCAGCAGAAGAACAAACAATTGAAGAAAAGTTAAAACTTTTGAATCCAGATGACTACGACCGTCAGCAACGTATTAGCTTTTCTGACTGGCTATCTAAGAATGTGGCAGGTGCGTAATGGCAGCAACAGATGCAGCAAATGCCGCAAGACTTGCAGCAGAACAAAAGGCAGCAGACGCAGCTGCTAAGGCCGCAGCTGACGCTGCAGCTAAACTCCAAGGAGAGAATCTAACCACTGCTGCTTCTTATGGAATCAGCGAAGCGCTATTTAATGACCCAATCTATGGTGCTGAAATTAGAGCTATCTATGATTTGTTCAAGGCTAACCAGCCAGGTCCTGCGTTAGAGGCTTTGTTTAAGAGTAAGTATTACAGAGAACTAAGCTCTACCGTGCGTAACCGCATGAAGTTAAAAGAAGAACAGCCAGGTCAGTATACCGATGCTCTTAATAAGTACAAGATTGGTGCTCGTAAGCGCCTTGTAACTGCAGGCATTAAGATTAACGAACAAGAGTTCAATAAGCTTGCAGCTACTGCGTATGACCGTGGACTAGATGATAATCAGTTTGATGAGCTTATCAAGTTCTCAGGCAAGATTACTGGCTTTGGTGGTAACATCCTTGGTGATACTTCATCTCTTAAGTCATATGCTAATTCATTTGGTGTAGGCAAGTATCTAGGTGATGCATACTGGAAGCAGAAGTCTACTGACTTATTTACTGGTCAGACAACAACAGATGATATCCAAGCAGAAATTCGCGCAACAGCAGCAAGTGCTTTCCCAGGATACGCAGACCAAATCAACAATGGAATCAGTGTCGATGCTATCGGTTCTGCATATAAGGGAGCAATGGCTACAATCTTAGAGCGAGATGCTGATTCGATTACATTCGAAGACCCAATCCTGCGTTCAGCATTGCAATATATTGGACCCGATGGCAAGCCATCCGTCAAACCTTTATGGCAATTTGAAAAAGAATTGAAGAGTCGCCCTGAGTGGGAATACACAAACAACGCTCGCGACACAATGGATTCATTAACACTTAAAGTATTCCGAGATATGGGGATTGCATAATGGCAGACGAGCGTAGAAAGATTGCTGGTGCAAAGACAGATGCTGCAGCGCAGAAAACAGCAGCTGCAAATAGAGCTGCTGCCCTAGCAAGACTCAAGGCTGATGCACAGCAACCTCGTACAGATTCATCAGTATCTGCAGTAGAATCTGCAGCAGCAGCACGTGCTAAAGCGGCTGCTGAAAAGAAAGCTGCAGAATTGCAGGCAGCACTTGATGCAGCCATTCTAGAAGCAGGGCTCGGCGGAGAGGCTGAAGGCGATAGACTTGCTGCATTAGCAGCAGCACAAGAAGCTGAAGCCGATAGAATTGCTAAAGCGGAGGCCGATAAAGCAGAAGCAGATAGGATTGAAGCAGCTAGACTTGCTGCCCTAACTGCTCAACAAAGAGCTGCCGAAGAAGCAGCGGCTAAAGCTGCAGAAGAAGCAGCTAAAGCTGCAGCTGAAAAAGCCGCACGAGAAGCAGCAGAAAAGGCAGCACGAGAAGCTGAAGCAAAAGCAGAGCAAGAAAGAATTGCAGCCGAAAAAGCAATAACAGAAGCAAGAACTGCTGCAGAATTAGAAGCCGCAAAGAAGGCACAACTAGAAGCTGAAGCAGCAACAGCTGCAGCTAAAGCAGAATTAGAAAAACTTAAAAGAGAAGCTGAGGCTGCTTTAAAAGCGGCACAAGCAAAAGCAGATGCAGATTTAAAAGCAGCACTAGAAGCAAAAGATGCTGCAGCAATTAAGGCAGCGCAGGAGGCAAAAGCTGCAGCAGATGCAGCAACAGCTGCAGCGGTAGAGGCTGCACGAGTCGCGGCTGCAGAAGCTGCCGCAGCAGAAGCTGAAACAAATATTAACGTAACTGGTAATACGGTTATACCTTTCGCTGGTTCAACTGCAGCAGACATTGCAGCTAAGCTTGCAGCAGACCAAGCACTAGAGCAGAAAATGGCAGATAGAATTGCAACTAGCCAGATGCTTGCTGATAGATTCCAAAAGTATAACCTAACCTCGCTTGCTCCAAAGATTAAAGAGCTTGCCATTAACGGTGCCAATGAAGCAACAATTATGCTTGAGCTTCAGGAGACTGAAGAATACAAGCAACGCTTTAAGGCTAACCAAGAAAGATTCAAAAAGGGTTTAGCTGTTCTAGACCCAGGAACATACTTAAGAGTAGAGGATGGCTATCGCCAAGTCCTACGTTCATATGGTCTTAACCAGTTTGATACCGATGATTATGTATCTAAGTTTATTGCTAATGACATGTCACCGACAGAGTTTTCTAACCGTGTTGTGACAGCAGTTCAGCGTGTACAAAACGCCGACCCTGCACTCATAAAGCAACTCAATGATTACTATGGTATGGATTCTCAACGTCTTCTTGCTTATGTTCTTGACCCAGAACAAGAGTTTCCAAAGATTGAGCGTCAGATTGCAGCAGGAGAAATTGGTCTTGCAGCATCACGTCAAGGACTTACAGCTGGTAAAACAGTTGCAGAACAACTAGCAGCACAAGGTATATCTGAAGCAGAGGCACGAAAGGGTTACGCAACAGTTGCAGATATCCTTCCAACTGCTGAAAAGTTGTCTGATATCTATGGCACAACAATGGATACATACCGCCAGTCAGAGGCTGAACAAGAAGTATTCAATAGCCTAGCATCTGCACAGCGCAAGCGTCAGAAGTTAACTGCTCGTGAAGTTGCAGCCTTTAGTGGTGCATCTGGCAGAAACCAAACAAGTCTAACCTCACCGCGAGTAGGACAATACTAGAATCCTGAACGGACCTATCGGCCCCGTCAGCGTAATAGACCGACAGTAGGAGCCAGCCAGTTTCCCCGAACTGAACTGTGGCCTGCGAACTAACAACGAATAGAAGGGTGGGTTGCTATGAGCAACAACTACTGGGACGACGAAGACGACGACCAAGATACCGACAATGAAGTGCAATTGGATGGAAGTGACTTACTTAAAAAGTTACGTAAAGCCAAGCGTGCTGATGAAAAGCGTATCAAGGAACTCACTGAGCAGCTTGAGACATTTACCAAGACGCAGCGTGAGTCAACCGTCAAATCAATCCTAGAACAAAAGGGTGTAAACCAGAAGGCAGCACGTCTAGTCCTTAAGGACTTAGATGGTGATTTCTCAGAAGAGGCAGTATCGAACTGGCTCGATGATAACGCTGACCTGTTTGGTATAGAAGTATCCAAGAAACGTGACGAAGAAAATCTTGCGACATTGCGTCAGCAGGATGTCATGACTCAAAAAGGATATACACCAGACCGAGCACAGGATTTAGAACAGCGCATGGACAATGCAAGTTCTATGGAGGAACTCCTCAGCCTGATGCAAGGACAACAATAATCAATCGTTCATAGTCAAGGAGACTAAAAAACATGGCAAACGCATATACAGATACCTCGAGCACCTCGTTCGGTGGTACAGTAGGCGGCGCTGGTCTCGTACAGAAGGCATATGACCGCCTTCTCGAGTTCGCTCTCCGTTCAGAACCCCTAATTCGTTCTGTCGCAGATAAGCGCCCAGCAAAGCAAGCAATCCCAGGTTCAACTGTAGTTCTACAGAAGTACGTTGACCTAGACACAAAGACATCAACTCTAACAGAGACAGTTGACCCAGATGCAGTAGCATTGTCAACACCAACATCTGTTACA